TTTACTTCCTTATGTTTTACAGAGTCAGAGGCTTTATGTAAAGACTAAACTTGGAACAGACTTATATGAAAAAATTGAATCATTGATAACAGCGGGTACAGTCAATAATGCAGGGAATGAGGCTTATGCAACTTTGCTTAACGATTACATAGCGGAAATGCTCCCATCATTCGCTCTTTATATGGCACTACCTTTTTTACGCTTCAAGATTGAGAATGGGAATATCTACTCTAAGACTTCCGAAACAGGAAATGCTTTATCTACGGAAGAAGCTCAACACCTCAGAAATGAAGTTTTAAATACTGCCGAGTATTATATGGAACGAATGATTGATTACATAAGAAACAATACAGCTAGTTTCCCTGAATACTCAACGAACACGGGTTCAGATGTCCGACCTGATATTAACTCCTACTACTCTAATATGAACCTTGAAAGACAAAGACAAGGAACTAGACTAACATTAAGGAACTTTTTAAATGCAGGAGATTAATGAAAAAGACTTATAAAGTAAAAGAGAAAAACAAAACTAAATTAAAAGCATACTTAAAAGATGGCACTAAAACAACTAGCAAAGGAAGTAGGAGATGTAGTGATACTAAACACAACAATATTAAGCGTCGCGACATTTAGTAATATAGAAGTTGTTTTAAAGATTATTCTTTTAGTAATATCTATTATTTATACTGCCGACAAATGGTATTTTCAAAAGAAGAAACGAGATGGCAAAAAATAAGGTAATTGAAACTGTTAAGTCAAATAGCAAAAAGCGTAAAGGAGTTCATAGTAAGAATGCTTCAAAATCTCAAAATGCTTACAAACAAAAATACAGAGGTCAAGGGCGTTAATCTGTTGATAATACGAGAAACTTTTACTGATGTTTCAACTATTGGTAACTTGTATTTAGATGGTGAATGGCTTTGTGATACGCTAGAACTTCCGTATAGAGATAATCAAAGAAGTATAAGCTGTATTCCTGAAGGTCAGTATAAAGTAAGAATAAGACTTCCAAGAGAATCAGCTACAAGAGATTATATGCATTTACTCGTAAAAGACGTTCCTAGCAGAGATTATATTCTTTTCCATATAGGCAATACAGCAAAAGATACTAGAGGTTGCGTATTGGTTGGAATAGGAACTGAACAAGACTTTGTTAAGAACTCCAGACTTGCTATGGAACTGTTAATGAAAGAAATAATTAATTTAGGCGGAACAAATATTAATTTAATAATCAAAAATAAATAAAATGAAACAGTGGTTAATCAGTCAGATGCTAAAATCTAAAAAGTTTTGGTACGCAATCGGAAGTATCATCATTCCTATTCTTGTTACATATTTAGGGGTAGATGAAGCAACAGCAACAAACTTATTCTATGCAGCACTAACTTTAGTTATCGGACAAGGTATTGCTGATAGTGGAAAAAAGTAATAGATACAGATTAAAACCCCACGAGGTAGCTGCCTTACAGAAGTTGCGAGAAACTGAAACTAGGAACATCTTAGTCATTGGAGATTTGCACGAACCTTTCTGTTTAGACGGCTACCTTGAGTGGTGTAAAGAACAATACAAAGTTCATAATTGTAACCAAGTAATCTTCATTGGAGATTGCATTGATTCTCACGGATTCTCATATCACGAGCCTGACCCAAATGGTATGTCTTCAGGACTAGAACTTGAAACGGCTATAAAGAAGATAGCTAAATGGTATGAAGCCTTTAATAATTCTACTGTGCCTAATGGAGTAGATGTAATGGTGGGAAATCACGATAGAATGGCAAGTCGTAAGGCTATGTCAGGTGGTATTCCTGCTGCTTGGATAAGGTCTTACAATGAAGTCTTAGGAACTCCTAATTGGAATTGGTGCGAGTCTGTTATATATGATGATGTTCTTTACGAACACGGAGAAGGAGGACAGGCAGCCGCTAAGTCTAAAAATAACCTAATGTCTAGCGTTTGTGGTCATACTCATACTTTAGCTTATACTCAATGGTTCGTAGGAAAACGATTCAAAGTATTTGGAATGCAAGTTGGTTGCGGTGTAGACTCTACGACATACGCAGCAGCATACGCTAAGAACTTTAAGAAGCAAGCAATCGGTTGTTCGGTAGTCTTAAATAATGGCACTCTACCTATTAACCTATTAATGCCTTTATAGCACCCCCCCTTTAGCCGTTTTAGGCACTTTCTTTTCTTTTTAATGGTAATATACCATACAGGTATTAAAGTCGCCCCCTCAGTCAATACTTATATTGTTAATAACTTTGTAAATAAATGTGTTTATATAGTTGTTAATCCAAAAATTATTTTTATCTTTGACCCATAATTAAAACGAATATAAATTAAAGAACAAGAAAATGAAACAATTTAGAATTATCAACAGAACAACAAAAGAAGAACAAGTCTTTAACTCAGAACAATTACAAAGGTTCTTTTATTGTGAGTATAATAAACAGACAGGAGAACTAGAATACAATTTAAATGATATGAATGATTATGCAATCAGTCCAGTTAAACCAAAAGCAGAAACTTTCTTAGCAGCATTAGGTTTTGGTCTTTTAGGATTAGCTATAATTGTTTTAGTAACTGAAATTGTAATGCAATGGATATAAAAAACGCTGAATATCAAGAATGGTTTAATACACCTCAAACTGACCATTGGTCAAAAGAACCATTAGACAATACAGAGGTACTATGTGAGTATTGGAGCTTAAAAAATGATCCTGATGTCAAAGTAATAGGAACTGAATTACAGACATATAATCTATTTACTAAGATGCTTAAAGAAGAAGGCTGGCAAATAAGACTAGACTACAAAGATGAATTACTACCTGAATACCTTAAAGCTTACCAAGACAATAACAAGAAACCACTAATTATTAATTTAAAATAAAGAATATGACAAAAAAAGAACTGCAAGACAAACTTATGGAAATGCCTGAACTAGAAACTATGGAACAAGCAGATGAAGAAATCAGACAATTTCACGAAAGACAAAAACAAATGGATAAAATAGATGAAGATAACCCTTTACCAGATGAACTAATACACAAAAGAATGAATGATATTAATACATTCCAAGCTCACGAGAATGAAGTATATTTAAGGGGTACAGATGAATATGGAAAGGACTTTCAAATCTGCTTTGACTCTTACAACTTCTTAGAATGGATTGATACAGAACACTTGAAGTATATTAAAAAACAATTAATCAAACACATAAAAACGAAATGAAATATTTAAGCGATTATATGGAAGCAAAGCAAACAGCCCTTTTTAACAGAACAGGAACTATTTTTGCTTTCTCAGATAAACAATTTGATGAACAAGCAATTAAGGGAAAGGAATACTCAAGAATAGGTCAAGGAATGCTTACTCAGAAAGGAAATGAAATGAAAGTTATTAAAGCCTTAGAAAAAATCTACCAAGAAGCAATGGTTCAGGATCTCAAGGAGAACGGCATAAAAGGAGTTATACAAAGGGAATTAGAAAACCACGAGGTATATTATACCAACGACTTAGAACCTGCTATGGAAACTCTAAAAGACTATCCAGAAATAACACAACAAGACATCATAAAGGTTTATCAGAGAAAATGGAATGAAGAAAAATAAGTGTTAATAAATTTGTTTATATTTGCAAACAGGGAAAGCCGATGCCCTTTTAAGTAGGCACAAAAAAAAGAATATATGAAAACAGAAGAAAAGATAGACTATTTAATAGCTATTCAAAGTGAGCTTAAAGCTCCAAAGAATCAGTTTAACAATTTTGGTAAGTATAAGTACAGAAGTGCTGAAGACATCTTAGAAGCCGTTAAACCACTTTTAAAGAAGTACAACTGTTACTTAACTATAACAGAAACCACCAAAGAGATTGCAGGGTATTTAGTCTTAAACTCTAAAGTCTCAATATCAGATGGTGAAACCAATATATCTGTAGAAGCACAAGCAGGTATTAATCCTGAACGAAAAGGAATGGACATAGCTCAGTCGTTTGGCTCAAGTAGTTCTTATGCTAAGAAGTATGCTTTAGGTAATCTCTTTTTATTAGATGATACTAAAGATGCTGATAGTAATAAGGTAAACGAACCTATTGCAAAACCTGAAATGACTACTGACATTTACAATATTATGTTAGAGTTTATTAATACAGGAAAGGGTTCAGCTGTAATGTCTAAGATGAGAAATTACTCAATGTCTGAAAATCAAGAAAGTACATTGATGAGAATGTTAAAGCAAGAAATAAATAAATAATCAAATAAATAAATAAAAATGGAAGTAACAGGTAAATTAGTAAAGATACTTGACTTTGAACAAGGTACAAGTAAAGCAGGGAAGACTTGGCAAAAACAATCTATCGTAATAGATACAGGTGGTGAATTTAATAACTTAATAGCAGTAAGTGCTTTTGGTGATAAGATTGATAAGCTTAATAGATTAGAGCTAGGAATGGATGTATCAGTTATGTGTAATATTTATTCAAGAGAATACAACGGAAAGTATTATCATAACATAGACGGCTATCTCTTTACAGATCAATCTTCAAATCAGAGAGACTTGGGAGATGAAAACTCACCGTTCTAATGACAGAAGAATATAACTTTAAAAACCTTTGCGACCTCACGACTAGCGTCTTGGGGTTGCCTAAGGGCTCTCTTGCTTTAAAGAGTAGGAAAAGACCCTTACAAGTAGCTAGAGCTATTGCAGGGTATATAGCAAGTTCTGAAGAAGATATACATAGGTCAATAATTGGGAAGGTCTTAAATAGAGATAGAAGCCTTATCTATCATTATGAGAAAACCCATAAAGGGAACTATGCTACTTGTCCTGTATATCGTAAGACTTTTAATTTAATCTTCAAAGCCTACAAAGACATTGGAGGAATAAAGGATGTGTTTTTAGATGGTGCTTTTATGAAAAGCTATCTGCTTAAAAATGGAATTAAAGAAACGCTTAACTCTGATATATTGTTAGAAGTAAAAAGTGGACACGCTATCTGTAAAATAAAAACTTCTTACTTTGACTACAGTAATCAATTAGAAAATGTTAATTTAGCCCTCACAAATTATCACTTTACAGTAAAGATTATTTAATGGAGAAACCAAACTACTATGCTGTTATACCTGCTGAGGTTAGGTACAACAAAAAGCTAACACCAAACGCTAAACTTCTATATGCAGAGATAACTGCCCTGTGTAATATGAATGGAAAATGCACAGCTTCAACACAATACTTTTGTAAGCTATATGAAGTCAGTAGAGGTTCAGTTCAAAATTGGCTAAAATCATTAGAAGATAATAATTATATTAGCCGCAGCGTTATATACAAAAAAGATAGTAAAGAAATATTGTCTAG